GCGAAGAGCGGTAAACTGCACTACTTTGCAGAAAACACACTGGTCTTTGCTGATGATGCTGACAACAGTGTGAAGAAACGTGACGTCACATCCAATATCGCATTCACACAAACGGCGACCTATGATTATGTCAAGATCGCCCGTTCAACCATCACCCTGACCCAGGAAGCCTTGAAGGGTGCGGTCGATCTGAATGCTGAGAACTCTCTGAACCTGACACAACGGGCCAGTTCTATCCCAACCACCCGTCAAGCCGGCAATACCTTGAGCATGTCTCAAGAGGCTAAGGCGAACATTCGATGGGTACAAGCAGCATCAACTCTTAGCCTGAGTCAAGATATCTCTGCCATTGTCCCCTGGCGTGTGAGTGCGACATCGGAGTTGACTGGTTCGGAGAGTGTATTCAACCCAGTCACAGGTACAGTTGACACAACGACCTGGGAGATCAGCCAAGAAGCCACGGTTGTCCGCTCTAGTGCTCTTCGTGACGCGGAGAACGTGATCAATCTTGGACACTCCGCCAGCGCTGTTCTTGTCAAATCAACAGCCACCTCCCATGCGGCAACCAGTACCTTGTCTTTGACAAGTGAGGCTGTAATCGCCACAACCCAGTCGGCATCCAGTCAACTGAATCTTGGCCACTCGGTTACGGTCACCAACGGGAAGGTGGCACTCAGTGATGGGCTCTTTGGTGACAATCCAGATACTGGAGCCGAGGATGGACAGATTGCGATTGTCAAGGTGGTGCGTGGGAACCCCGCCCTATCTGAAATCGATATCTCGCAGTCCGTCACGTACACACTCATCAAACCCACAACCGAGTGTGACTACACACCTTTTGTTGGGGAGTCATCTGATCCGAACGCACCCACCGCGCCAAGCGGTACACTTCCGGCCCAATCCTATGATCCAACAACTGTCCGATTCAAGTTGGTCGTTCCGGCCTTCGGGTCTTTGGGTGGTGGGTCACCGTTGGACTCGGTTGTGCTCCGCGCCCCGGACTTCGGGAATCGGGAGGGTGTCCAAACGACTAGAGTCAACCGGGAGACTCGCGGTGGTACGCTGCTTATCCACCGCGACCCCGTTTGGCCGCAATACTACAAAATGACTGCCCAGTTCTCGGCTTTGGATGAGCCGGCTGCGAGGAAGTTGCTCCGCTTTATGGAGGACCATCTGGGCTTAGAGGTTGGTGTGCAAGACCAAGAAGGTCGCACGTGGCGAGGGACAATACTGAACCCCGATGAGGCTATAATTCACGACGGACGTGGGAAATGGTCAGCAACATTGGAGTTTGAATTGGAGAAAGACCCAGTCTAATGTCATTCACATTACAAGCACCATACCCAAGTATTCAAACGACCTCGGTTCTTCCGAATCCGACCTTTGGAAACAGTGAAGGTGTGGTTCAGAGTCAAAACATCAAGCGATCAATTGATGGGACAGTACGGACCTACATTAAGCGAGCCGGACGTCGCAAGATGGCTTGGTCTTTTGTGTTGACTCGAAACAAAGCCGTCGAGTTGCGTGAGTTTGCCCATTCGTATCATGCATCAAAGATTCTTGCTGAGGATCATGATGGGCGGAGGTACGCGGGCTACATCATGAACAATCCACTCGAAATCACCTCATTAGGTCGCGCGGCACCCGGGCGTCAGAACTTGAATGGTGAGCACTGGGAAGTGACCATTGAGTTCGAGGGCATACCTGTAACCAATGCCAACACTTCAACAGCCAGTGAATGTTTTACACTAGACCAAGCCAACCAGCCACGAACGATCGAACTGGCAGCGGGGTCCGAGTTGACAATTACGCAGAGTCAATTCAACGACATGGGGCTCCCTGTTGCAAACGCACTTCACAATTGGGATGCTGCCTCAATCGCTGGGCTTTCGAGTGGTGACGTTATGACCTCGATACCCAATGACGGGACATCCAGCATCACGCTCATCCCGCGTCCGTCCGCAGATTTCATTGACCCAACAGCCGACATGGCACCTCAGTATTTCAGAAATCAATTCTGTGGGCCAGGTAGTCTTTGGACGGGTCCCGTCAATGGAGATGTGTTCCGAGCCGCCATGTCAATGAGGTCCGCGTCTGATGTGTGCTTCTTCCCGAATCGACGTGGAACGGTATTCTTCGCCCACTCCCACAGTGTAGGTGGCCCACCTGGCAGTCCTGATCAATGGCTCCAAGACAGCAATCTGTGGAACCTATGGAACTTGGCGAAGGATGAGGTGGTAATGGAATCATTCGATGTTGGTGGTGGTTCAAACATCTTCCATCCCGCGACTTGGTCAACGTCACCAGATGTCATCCCTGACCTCTTTCACCCCGTCCTGGGGCAAGGTAGCAACAAAGATACAGCACCCTCCTCGCTCACGCGTGGGCGTCCTTATGTCCATATGCTCCAACGCAACACCGATACCAACATGCGGTGGAGATTGAATGGGTTCGAGCAAATCGGGCGGACAATTCCCAACAACCCACCCGTAACTGGGATGTTCCGATGGGGTCAACCTCAAGTCATACGAAACATTGGTTTATCACCTGGTGACGAGAAGTATTTCACTCGGGTTACAACACCAGTGCCAACAGGGGTGATGATCGGCCACTTTGGGCAGTTCATCGTTTACGATTACGTATTGAGCCAATCGCAGATCGAAGCCGTAGAGAAGTACCTCATTCAGAAATGGGCGGCTCGTTCCGATAGGAATTGGTACAGCACAGAAGAATGTTTCAAAGACTTGTGCATCCAATATCCAAAATGGTGTGGCAACGATCAATTGGGTGACTTCAGCGCTGGAACTCAACAGTATATTGATGACAATGCCGTTAACACAACGTGCTGTGGGGAGACATAAATGGCCAGATCAATTTCTAGTGTTGCACTGAACAAACTCGCACAGAAGCGAGGCGTGGAGCCAATTCTTATTGTTGGTATCCAATGGACCGCAAACGGGATTTACAAACTCTACGGGGACCGCGAGATTGCGGACCATCCGGAGGTTCAACCTGCCATCATTGAGTTAGGAGAACTGGATTCGATTCTAGCGATCTCGCTCAATGAGAGCAATGATGGGATGACCCTTGTCTTGGATGATGAGGATGGTGCAATCAAGGCTATCATTGATAACAACGACATCCACACACGTGACGTCATTGTGTACCAGTGGTTCGCCGAAATGGACTGGGATGACAAGTTCACTATCTTTCGTGGGAAGATCAACTCCCCGATCTCCTGGCGTGAAAGTGACCGAACAGTTTCATTCAGCGCAGTTTCTCAACTTGAAGACCGTGAGGTTGGGTTCTCATTGGAAGAAGGCGACTTTCCAGAGAGTGGGCTTGATGATTTAATTGGGAAACCATGGCCGGAGTGTTTCGGGACCACTGTTCACACAAAAGCCCTTCAAATTGACCACAAACACCATGGGTCAACAGCCGAAGCATTCGGACTGGCGGACTTCACCATCCCACACCGCATCGATGCCATCACAGCAATCTACAGTTACTTAGTTGATCTTCAACTCTTCTGGGCCTTTGCGGCTGGTTACCTATCATTCATCGGAGCGGAACAAGCGGCGTCCCAGGCCCAACAGAAACAACAGCAATTCATCCAACAACAGATTCAGTACCTCCAGCAACGGGATGAACTCTCGGCTACCTATCAAGAACAACTGGCGACAGAGAAAACATCTATCCGGATCATCGGTGGTGACCAATTCCCGGAAGGGCAGTTGACCTTAGATATCAATGGTGCTTTGCTGACGGGTAGTTTCACTGGCGATGTCTTCTCAATTAACAGTGCCGTACATCCAGAGAAAGAGAACTTCTTCCCGGATGGCCCCAAACAGTACCCCTCCGCCGAGAGGTACGGGGTCACCCAGGCTGATGGGAGTGGGTTTGTTGTCTTCACAGGAAACATCAACGGTGACCAAGCAGGCCCATTCTTCGCCCAGGCAGGGGCCACGGTCTCGATCCACTCAGCCGAGCCCTTGCGTTACATCGCCAGTATCACGCCGGGGAGTGTGGTCAAGGTAGCGGCATTCACAACAATCGAAGGTGGCCAGAAACTGCTTCTGGATGTACCGGACGAGTTGTATGATGTCACGCGTCAGAGTTTCGGCAGTGTAAGTGCAACGATAATCGAGGTGCGCGACGCCTTGTCCAAGCAAGACCCACAACCGTGGGAAGACACAATCTATGTAACGTTCAGGTCCAGCATTGGTCCCAACCCAGTCGAGATCATGGAATACATGATCAATCGATACACAGACTTTGCTATTGACCGTGAGTCATTTAGAACCGTAAGCGCACGTCTTTCAAACTACCCAATGCACTTTGTCTTCCCTGGGCGTAAGAACATCTTTACGGCACTCCAAGAGTTGGCGTTCCAAGCCCGCTGCGCGATCTTCCTTCGCAACGGGGAGTTCGTACTCAAGTATCTACCACTCCAACCTGATAGTGTACATACTTTCACTCAAAGCAATGTTGATACCAACAGTGTCGAGTTGGGGTTCACGGAAACAGAAGACCTTGTGACAAGCATAAATGCCACGTGGACACAGCATGGGGCTCAAGAGGAGCCGTACCGCTGTAACATGAGATACAACGTGAGGAAGTATGGTAAGCACGATTTGGATGTCGATTTCTATGCCTACAACAACTTGCAAGTGGTAGTCAAGGTGATGACCTACTGGCTCATCCGCCGTGGTAACACGTGGAAGATGTTGAGGTTCAAAGCGTCACTCGATGCTTTGAATGCTGAAACGTTTGATGGTGTGACGCTTGACTTTGCAGGGAACTATCATGCCAACAGTTCTACACTAGGGATAGTAGAGATGGCTGACTACGATTCGGATACCAATACTGTCAATTTTGATATCTGGACGGGTGTGCGAGCCGGTGAGATGTCACAGTACAATCTATCATACCCCGCCACTGTCAGCCAGTCGATACGCTTCCCAAGCAAAGTCGAAGAAGCCAGTCACTACGATGGAGGCGGTGGTGTCGGCAGTAATGCAGGCGGGTCATTTGACAGGCGAGGCCCTCACCCAGGTATCACAGTAACTTACAACGGGACATCGGACCCGTTCAATATGGGTGGACGAAAGAATAGCAATAAGGGGACGCCCAAGCCATCTGATGTAGGTGACTCGAATCCAGGTGCGCCTGATATCGCTGAGACGGGTGGGTTCACTCAAGGATCGGCCCCGCCGCCCACACCTGAGTTGACCTCGCAGGCCATCGAAGATAAGGGCACCATGCCATTCTACATTGACATTCGCGTCACCGAAGTTCTGGACTCCGATAACCCAGGTAACGTGACCACATTTGATACCTTCTTCAAGAAAGTCACTTCGAACAAGTTGTATGGCGACGTCGATGGTGAGTGGTCGGACGGCACCAACGATGAAGTATTTGACTTCAAGTTCGATGAAGATGGTGGGGAGTGGGGAGCCGGGACTGCATTCCTAAAAGATGATTGACAATCTCTTCGTTGATTAGCGGGACGACGATAATGACCCGGTATTCTGTCAGAACCGGTTGTAAGGAATATGTCTGTTGCGAGTACGCAAAGCGGATCAGATTCCGTTTGATTTCAGAACGCATATCATCCCAGAGAGGTGTCATTCGAATGCCATCCTGATCATTGTTTGGAGGTTACCCATCATCTGACGCAAGTGCCAATGAGGCCGCTGATCCCAGACCCGGAACCCTTGCGCGACACAACCCAGATGAGCGTCCGTACGAAGTTGCATTTTGAGTGTAGTCATGTTACAATTATAGCATAGGGAGACGCGTGTGGATGCACTATTTGGTTTACTCGGTCAAGTAATTGAGTCCATCCTGTCGGTCATTCCGAGAATGGTGATTGTACGGGCAACTCACCGAGGGATCAAGTGGGTCATGGGCGCACAAGCGAAAGCAGTGGAACCCGGGATTACAGTTTACTGGCCGCTTGTAACGGATATGGAGGTCCAGGTGGTTGCACGACAGACAGCCGATATTCCAAACCAAGTGTTGACAACACAGGATCGCAAACAGGTCGTCGTTGGTTCGTTTCTGGTCTTCGGCATAAATGACATTGTTCAGGCCCTCGGCGAGCGTAACTGGGACGTGGAATCCACTGTCCGAGACATTACCCAAGGCGCGATAGTCGAAGAGATCACGAAACGAACCCTCGACGAGTTGCTTAACGGAGTGGCTGGAGGCCGAGACTCCGAGTTTCATATCGAGTTAACTGAGAACTGCCGAAAGCAACTTCGGCAGTTTGGTGTTTATGTTCACCGTGCAGGCATCACCGACTGTGCTGTCTGCAAGGTCCATAAGATTCTAGGCAGCGAAGTATCAACTCGCTGGAATGAGGGAGAGTAATGGCCGACACAAGTAAACCTTATCGCAGGACGGGCGCCAACAGTTGGGACGAACTGTTGCAAGCCGTCAATGATGTCTTGGAGAACCCAGAGGATGGGTGCGACCCGCTCGATCCAATAGAGTTACCCGAGGCCCCTACCCGCTGGGCAAAGAGCCACATTCGCGAAGTACACGATCGTCTGAATGAGATGCCAGGCGATTGTTTTGATTTTGATGAGATTCCAGACCTTTGGAAGAAGTCGATCATCGACAACATCGAAGAAGAACTTGAGAATGCATGGTGTGAATGCGAAGGATGTGACCCTTGCCAAACTGAACCCCAACCTTGGTCTGAACTTCATGAACAGGAATGGGCTTGGTACATCTGCGGGTACAACCCTGGTGAACCGAGGTGCGGGGAGACCATTGCTGATTGGGCTGGGATTGGTTTCTATTATGACCTGACCCGGGATGAGGTGAACAATTACGAGAACGCGGCTGTTGACATGTGCTTCCTCAACATGGAACTCCATGTTTTGGAGGGCGAACTCGCAACCCTAGAGAGTGAACTCGCAGCCTTGGAAAGTGCGAGAGATGCAGCGTGTGCCGATGGTCCGAGTACAGCATGCACGGCGGCTCAGCAAGAAGTCGATGACAAGCAGCAAGAAGTCGACGACAAAGAAGACGAGATATCAGATAAGGAAACCGAGATCGAGGACGCGCGATCAGATCGCGATGCTGCGAGCGCGGCGGCTGATGCTGCGGCCTTAGCGGGTTGGGCTCTACTTGTGGCTATTGAGTATGATCTATCTTCGAATGCAACTATCAACGGCCCGGCACCAACAACAATGGCGCCACTCATCCTTGAAGCCGTTGGCGTGATGCCCTGGCATAAAGACGACGAGTGTGGGTCAACATTTCTATTCCCATGGCGGTGTCGGGGTGGATGGCAAGTTCGTAAAGAGAACAAATGTTTCGGTGGGTGTACTTGTTCACTTCTGTTCCCAGACCACTTCACTCTAACCTCGTCATACACACCTAATGGCATCCCATTGCCATTCGAGTCAGTGACCTACATGGTGGAATCAGCACGGTATGGTGTTTGTAGTTTCTACCTCGACCCAGCCCTCTCCGGCTGCGACGTTATTCCGCCGCCGCCAGCCGGTTGTGATGGAGTCTTGTGGGAATACAAGATAAGGTACCCTAATTGCCCGCCACCCTAATCCTTGGGTGGGTCTGGAGCACCTTCATCCCAAAAGCCAAGGTCGCACTTCCAAGTCTGCAACTTGGTCTTGTATTTGAGGTTACACCCACACTCCGTGCAGGTGTTCTTTGACACTTGAAACTTACACTGCCCGCAGATGGCTTGTCTGCGGGCTTGCTCTTCTTCGCTCGCAAACGATGGCTTTAGGATTGCCTGACCAGCCGCCTTTGTAAGGTTGGCCAACTTCGTGAGAACATCGGGTCCCTGCAACTCGGTCTCTGACTTGTACGGGCACGCGTTACAAATCTCCGGAGTGACGGGTTGTTTGAAACGTCCGGCCTTGTGATGAAGGCAGCACTCCTCTCCGTAGAGGGGTGTTCGAACAATGCATGGTGGGTAATTCATACTGGACCTTGTAGCAAGAGTTTACGGTACACCTCCGCTGTCGCAAGACAATCACAAAGAGCGTCGTGTGGGTTGGAGTTCACCACATTCAGTTTCCGACAAACATGGTAAAGACTTACATTTGGAAATGGAATCTTTGCACCACTCATGTACCGCTGATCATTGATAAACATAGCGTCAAGCATTGTGTCACGCGCAACGCTATTGAAGAACACATCGAATTGTTCGACACCGAGCCAAATCTTCAAGAAGGCGGATTCGAATGCCCAGTTATGGGCGAGTGGGGCAATCCGGCAATCAATCGGAAGGTCAAGGTCGATGAACCACTGGCCCAGGGCCTCCTCAACGTGGTACGAGGACGGGGAGGACACGATTAAGTCATCAATGTCAATCCCATGGACCGCCGTAGCATGCCGATCGATTCGATCGACACACTCGGGTCGAATGTTACGGTAGAAAGGCGGGATGTCGTGATTCGGCTTGACTTGTGAATTCAAGGGTTGAATGGCTATCTGAATTATTTCATGGTAACCAGGTTCACGCCCTGTCGTCTCAATGTCAATCGCACACAAGAGGTTCCCTGAAAGATGCACGAATGCGGGATGGAACTTTGTCATTCGTTGTCCTCCTTCCCGTAACCCGTCCGCTCTTTGAAGGCTTCCTCGTCGAAGAGTTCAATGAAGTCTTCAAAAGACTCATGAAACATCGTCCAACCGGGTGGCCGATCGTCGCCCTCGGTATAGTTCGTGACGTAGTGGCGGAGCATGAGGATGTTGCACATCACATGATCCAAGTGGTGTTCTTGAGTCTCAGGGTCGTTGTCCTCGCCTAGGAAGAACCACTTGAGCAAGTGACGCATGGTGCAGCAGAAACATTCGCTCCACGGCATCCCCTTGGCCCAATTCCATTCGGCATACTTCACCTTCCCGCACATGAACACACGGGCTGTCCCGGCCAATAGGTGAAGCGGGACCAGGCTGAAGGCTACCTTGCCTTTACTCTTACGGGCTCCTGACCCTTTTGCAGTGCTGTTAACATCGCCAATGGCTATTTGATCAGTCATCAATCTGCTCTCCTGTTCGAAGTCGTGACTTGTAAGCAGTGAAAGGTTTACGTCGAAGATCAATCTCGGAGACGGCTTCGGCTTGGTCGATGACCATATTCCCGATGTGCGTCTTGTTCTGACCGCCATACTTACCCGAAGGATACTTGTCAGGTAGTCCCGCCGAGACTCGTTTGCGTGTCCAACGCGAACGCTCATCTTCCGGGAGGGTGGACAAGAACAACTCATAGAAGTCGGACCACACCACAAGACCTTGAGGTTTGTACTGGCACCGCTCGTAAAGGAAGCGATCCAATTCATCGCATTGTGAATCGATGTACCGCCGCTTGGAATCGGTGTGGATACACTCGATGCGAAGGCGACTCTCGGGTGCAGGTATTTCCATATCACACAAGGTCCGCATAAAGTGCGGCGCCTCATCGTCCAGAAGTTGCATCAAAGCGGCATGGGGTATCTCGGGCGATCCTGAGGCGGACAACGACCGGACATGTATGATCATGCCACGCGTGTCCCCAAGCCCCATCAAACAGTGATCAAGTTCGTTCGAAAGTTGGATGAAGTGAAGCGTGTTCCGCACACGGTAGGCGTCACGACGCATACGGCGGATACCCAACCAGTCACTCACAGTCCAGTCTTTCATTCGAGCACGAGCCAACTGGCCGTCCTTACCATGCGGGTTGATTTCCTCAATCACAGCCAGGATGCAGTTCTCCAATTCCCCATTGAAGTCCGAGTCGCGAAACGCGAACTTTGCATCCATGACCCCTGATGTTACAAGGCGATCGATGGCGTGCCACAGAGTTGACTTCCCGCAGTTCTCGTCTCCGTACAGAAACAGGAATGGGAGTTTGTCGAATGGGAATCGGAGCAAGCATGCAATCCATAACTGAAGATACTGACGCCCGCTCGTGATGTTGTGCTTCATGGCCCATGGGTCATCACGAAGTGGAATGTTCAAATCCTCTCCGAGGTGATCCAGGATGCGATCCCAAGTTGGGTGTTGTGGGTCGCCCTCCTCGATGATCGCCGGAGCGTGTTTCCATTGGGCGGCTCGAAGGTTCCATTGCCGCTCACCTGGGTACTCCGGTTGGAATGGCATGTTCACCAGTTTCCACGAGGAGTTCACTGAACTGCCAAGTACCGCTTCGGCGTCCTTTGGTTTGAGTTTGAAATCCGCACGAGCGAGATAGGATTTGACATCAGTCTTCGGTTGACTGACCCAATCCCCGCTACTGTCGAGGATGTACCAACCAGCATTCTCGTTCTCGATGGACTTCGTACAACGAACCACGCTGTCCCATCGATCGAACCCTTCAAGAAGTGAAGCGTCCTCCTCGGGACTACGGACAACATGCTCCCACCAGCCACGCTTTCGAACCCAACCACTGCCCGGTTTGGTCTCGCCTTCGGAGGCTTTCATTCGAACAACAAGGCGACCGTCTTGCTTGGCGTTCTTGAACTCAGCCTCGCGATTCCCGAAGCGTTCCTTGTCAACGAGGAGGTCCGCACCAAGCATATCGACCGCCGCGACTGCACTGGTAAGGCTATCAAAATGGAATCCACCATTGTCCATCTCGGCCCCACCCGCTGCACGTGACGCCGTTTCAAATGTGGGCAAGCGATCAAAGTACGCAGACAACCACCCATTGTCGCCACGTTCCCAAGTGTCCGACTCAGTCCCGCCACGACCAAAACGAAAGACGCGGAAGCCCTTACCCGGGAGCGGAAACGCAAAGCAGTTAGGCTTCCCTGGGTCCGTCCCATCACTGATGGTACTGAAGCATCCATCGTACTTCCCTGGGGAATCCTCCATGATCTTCTGGAAGGCACGAGTGTGGGTCTGGACCAAACGGTAATCGTGGTGCCACAGCGTAGAGAAGCCAGTCTCAGTCAAGGCGTCGATGACTTCATTGTGGGCATCAGTAAGGGCCACAGCCGAACGGCTATTCGCCAACATGCTGAATTGCTCTTCGTCCTTGGCATCGATCCCACGAACGCGTACGCGTGTTCGCTTCCGTGTCACCACTTCAATGTTGTCTCGCCAATTGGACGGGAGGTCCTTCTCCATCAGAGTCTCGGTGGCGGCTTGGATTTGCGAGAGCCCATGGTTCTCTTTGGTGGCACCGCGATGCCAAACCCACATGTTCCCGCCGCAAACATCGATGGCCTGCGAGAAGTCGAATCCAGTTTGCTTTGACATCAACGTAAGGATGCAACGCGCCAGAGCGGCGTGTTCGTTGTGGTTGTTGGTTCGAATACCTTGGTCACCAGGGTCGGTGGGGTCTTTGTAGAAGTACACGTACAAGTGGATGCCGGCCCCGCGTGTCGACAACCGGACTTCCACCCACGGGATATTGCATGCGGCTTCTTGCACGGCTTGAAGTGCGCTTCCTGATACACCAACACCTTCCGAGTGACCGGTGATGGCATCGAAGTCAAACCCAACCCACTTGGATCGTTTGTTTGCCCAATCCCAGCCAGTCATGCCGATACCTTCGGCGTGCTCGGCCAGCGACCAATCAAGTTCATAGTCATGCCACTCGGGGTTGTCCGTCATCGCCTTCTTCGGAACACGGATGTGCCACCAAGACTCGTGATCATTCTCCCAAGTGTTGTTCCTCCCTTCGGCTCGCCGCCCTTCGTCGGCAGCCACATTGATTTGAACTTCCATCGTCGGCGAGTACCGACGAAGCATGTCGGGATTGTTGATCTTCCCATTGGCAGTTTGAACTTCGAACAAGCGGCTCAGGGTAGCCGTTACAGATTGACTCATCAATTCCTCCAGTATAAAGGGGCTGTTTCTCTCGATTCCTCCAGTGTACACGAACGGTGGGGAGAGTCAAATGCGTTATCGGTTCGCCTTGGCCATTGGTCGGTTCGCCCAAAAGTGCAAGAAACATCGGGTTTTGTTGCAACCCGCGACCCGACCGACCCAAAACAGGGCTTTTTGACATTACTGCTATATATTTGTAACTTAGCGCCTGGCCTCATAAAAGGTAAAACTCTAAAAACTATACGTAAAGGTACGAACGTTCGGTTCGGTTCGTCGTCCGGTTTGATTTTGACGATTTTACCAGATTTCCTTCACTATTTTGACCATTTGGGAGTATAGTATAAATGATGAGTGAAATTCAAATGATACCTGTGACTCTGATTGACCTCCCCAAGACGGCTTTGCGGGATTTCCAAGAACGCGCGACTGCATCACTCGAACTGCTTGAACAGGTAAAAGAGGACGGCAATGTCAGTCAGTCGCTGCTCGTTCGACCCCGCCCTGGTGGCCGCTATGAACTCGTCGATGGCCTCACCCGCTACAGCCAATTGAAGAAGGCGCGCAAGCGTGAGGCTCCCTGCATTATCCAAGACTTGACGGACGAGCAGGCCATCGTCAAAGCCATCCAATTGAACTCGACTCGCCGGGAAACAGACCCGATCGATTACTTGCGAGCGTTTTTGGAGTTGATGAAGAAGAACCCTTCGATTACAGTAGAAGACTTAGCGAACATGGTCACGAAGACCGTCAAGTGGGTTCAGGACATCTTGAGGCTCGGAGCATTGATTCCTGAGGCGAGGCAATTGGTCAAGCGAGGAGAGATTACTGCGACGAATGCCCACATGTTGGCCCGTATCCAAGCGACAGATCAAAAGGATTACCTTGACGATGCGTGTGCGATGGGGGCTAGGCAGTTTCGACTCAAGGTCTCGGAGGTGGTCAATAAGTATCGAGAAGATATCAGAACTCTGAATCTTGAACGGTACCACAGCGGGGTCAAACCTGCACACATGCGACCCATGCACGAGGTCAAGGAAGAGTTAGCGACTTGGGAAACCGGTCGAATGGCGATTTTGAGTCAGGACTTGGAAACCCCACTCGAAGCCTGGCAGGCTGGTGTGAAGTGGGTGATGAGTCTTGACCCAGAGTCATTGAAGAAACACCAACTGAAATACCTAGAAAGAGAGGAAGAACGACAAGCATTGATTAAGCGTCTCAGAGAAAGAAATCATCGATTTGACAAATGAAATCTTTCGACTATCATAGAATGAAGTAACGAATTTCCAACTTTCAAACACTGGAGTAACGACAATGGCACAAGACTTAGTACCGGCTGGTATGCTCACCAATCTTCCCGTTCAAACAGGCGACGACGATGACTTCGCTGAGTTGGGCAAGGGCGCGAAGTACCTGCAACGATTGCAGTTGGTTTCGTCTGGGAAACACGTCAACTCAGGGCAGGCCAAACCGGGTGACTACGCAATCATCCTGGACAAAAAGAACTGTCAGACTCTCGGTGGCAAGATCGATTTGCTCGTGATTGCTCGCCGACCCAAGGCACTCGACATGAGCGACCTGAGTCAGATTGTGACATCATATGATTTCAAGTCCGACCTCTTCAAGGACATCGAAGCGAGAGCGGGCACGAAGGACTCCGGTTGTCAATACGGCACCTCCTTCCTGGTGATCGAGCGGAGCACCGGCAAACTGTACGAATACTTCTGTGGCAACGCGTCGGCTCGACGGGTGACCGACAAGATTGCCTCGTACATGCCAATTACCGCTGAGCAGATCAAGGCACGGAAACTGACCGGCGTGAAGCCGCACAGTTATCTTCCGCTGACCTTGAAGTCGGAATTGACCCCACCTAACAAGCAGAATCAGCAGTGGTGGGTCCCGATCGTGCAAGATTGTTCGACGCCGTTCACGTCGGACAACATGCCCGCTTCTGAGGAGATCAAAGCGGAGATCGAGAAGTTCTTGAACCCGAACGAGGAAGCAGGGGTTGTGAAGAAGGCCGAGGGGCGACGCGCACGCTAACGGCCTCAGGGAGATGCACGGGCTGCGGCGCAACCGTGGCCCGTGCATTGTTTTCAATCATCGCTTACTTACTTACGAGAGAGACACATGTACGACCCCGACGTAGCCCAACGAACCTCAGGACAAATCAGTTTCCGTCAAGCACTCAAGAACAACTTCGGCGGTTGCTGGGCCACCATCAACAAGTATGGTTTCCAAACTGGTTGGAAGAAGATCACGAACAGACCACAGAACGGAAACTACAATCCGAACTGGAAAGATTGCCTCGACTTTGTCAGCGCCGCGATCGAGAATGATTTGCATGTCCGCGTGCCTTGCCCAGACCTCCCCATCATGCACAAGTTGCCAAACATCCGTTCGCGATTCACGCATTCGGGCTACTGGTACCACATGTTTGATGTCTGTACGATGTACAAGGAAGCCGTGAAAGTGGACACCAGCGCCAAACGGAACGGGACTATCGCCGCGATGTACCAAGACCAGTACATGGCTGTACCAAAGGAAATGGTTTCGTCCCCGAGCGACGTATACCAATCCGCTTGACAAACCCCAAAAGACATGGTAGGCTTGTGATGAGCAGTCTAGTTTATCTTGCGACACCTTACAGCGACCCGAATCCCGAGGTTCGAGAACGAAGGTTCAGGGGTGTGAATAAGGTCGCCGCTCGTTTAATGGCTGATGGGATGCACATTTACAGCCCCATCAGCCACTGTCACCCCATCGCTCTGGAAGGCGACTTACCAGGCGATTGGCAGTATTGGCAAGGGTACTGTCGAGCCACTTTGTATGCATGCTCGAAAGTCATCGTCCTTCGTCAAACCGGCTGGGAATCCTCAGTGGGTGTGGCGGCAGAAGTCAAGATTGCTGAAGAGATGGGCTTACCTGTCGAGTTCATCGATCCATGACATGTTCCTGTAACTTCAATGGAGATTCCTATGCTTGCATTGACGGCATCGTTTATGGCCCGTGCGAAAGTCCTGATTGTTCTGGCGTGTGTGAGTTTGTTGGCTCCTGCGACTGTGAGCGCCACCGACCCACTCCTGGTACTGGTCGACGCCCAGACACAAGTGACGACGGAAGTCCACCCTAAAGCCGGCGTGGACACACTTCGTGACGCGCACGACTTCAACACGGACGCTGTTCGGATCATGGAAGCCCAGAAGTTACGAGGGAAGGCATGGGTGCGGTGGGTTTTGAGGTGGAATCGTGAGCAATACCAACGAGCGCAGCGCGACATTCGAATTGAAACAAGGACCGGCAGTCGTATCGAGACACGGGGTAACACGACAATCAGTGTACCTTGGGTATCGACCACGAGTTACGGTCACGGGCCAGTCTTACTGTTTAATCCTTTCGTTGAGCCCGATGGCCCGCCACGACAACCACCCATCATTATTCGGAGAGCAAAATGAGCGTGAATCAAGCCAAACTTCAGAAGATTGCCGCGATCGTCAATCTGATTGAAGAGCCGGTAGACGACAAGACTGAGATGGCCCAACGGATGGATCAATTCGGAGGTAACTTCGATGATGCGTACGACGCCGGCCATCAGCAAGGCGAGGCGTGTCTGGCGGACGTAATTCGACGTATTGTGAATTAAGGGGTCCATTCACTAGATTGGAGTTGAGCGTATGGAGAAGTGATCGGAAGCAGTCTCCGTTTAGACTGCACACTAACATAGGAGAGTCAAAGTGGCTCTGACAAAAGTCAAGCGTCTTCGTCTAATTCTGGATTTGCTCCAGGATGGCGATGTTACCACTGAAGGAGACTATGCGGGATTGGACATAATCCCGCTCCCCGTTGCTGCTCGATGGGCCATGTATGTGTATGACGCACACGGTCCATTGTACGATTCCGAGGGCGTGGCTCGCGACTTTGAAGACCTCGCGACAGATGAGATCGCAGGGTTCTTCCTTGATCAGTTTATCGAGTTCCTTCGCCAGGTCGGGTACCGAGGTGCAGTGAAGGCCGCCGCTGAAGAATGTGGGGCAGCAGCAAAAGCGACTGTCGATTCGGATATCAGTAGTGATTTTGGATGACATGCCACCATAACTCAGTTGGCAGAGTAGGGGTTTTGTAAACCTCTTGTCGCAGGTTCGAGTCCTGCTGGTGGCTCGTTACAAGCAAGAATGGTGGTTCGACTCCACTACGTTTGCCGAGGTTCGGAAGGGAAGTTGGGTTCGATTCCCAATGATTGAGGTCCTGGACTAATAAATACGGTCCGGAGGCTAACCGTGGACGGCAGGGCACGTTGACCATCCGTACGTTAACGGGTGGCACTTTTAAGGGAGTAGTCACGAAGGGAGTAGAATGAGAGGCAGTGAATACTGAATACACTGTGACAGCCGACGGTCGCCGCGCCTACCCTGGTGATGCGGTTTGGGTCCAATCGAGTGGCAGATGGATTCAGAAGACTGTGGGTGAGTGCTTTGAGCACAAAATCGTTTATACCTGCGTTTGCCCAGATGGCTATGCAGGTTCAAAAGCCACATGCGTTTATCGTAACAAACCCGAGCAGGCGTAAACTGCTCACAACCCCTAATTGGAGAAATGAACTATGGGAGTTATCACAGACTTCTTAGCGGCCAGCAAAGTTATTGACTCGACCGCTCCGTCCTCGCCGGGTAGCAAAGTTGCCGCTCGCGAACTCAAGGCCATTAAGGCCAAGGGTGATCCGACCCGACCGACGGCTTTCGATGCCGCTGATCAGGTTCAGTCCATTGCCGTGTACAGTGGTACTGTCAGTGGTGGCACGTTTGCACTTGGCCTCACGTTGGCTGATGGCACTTACATCAAAACAGCGGGCATTGCGTACAACGCTGCTGCCGCGACAATCGAGAGTGCCATCGACACCGCTGTGGCGGCTGTTGATGAAGTGCAAACGATTCCGCAGTTCACGGCAACAGTCAGTGGTGGCACGTTCACCTTGACGATCAAGTTACCAGGCGTTGCGCCAATCACGACGGCTGCGATTGCGTACAACGCGAATGCTGCGACGATTGAAGCGGCCATTGATACCGCTGTGACAGCAGCCGGTACGGTGACAGGTTGGACGAATGGCGACATCAGTGTTGCTGTTGGAACCGACTTGACAGCGGGCGACGGTACCCTCACCTATGATGGTGCGAGCGTTGATGACCAGGCTGTTGGTCTGGCGACCATTGACGGCACGCTTCTGACAGGTGGTGGCTCCGCCAACACGATTGTTGTCACCAATCCGGGTCACGTTCCGGTAACTGGTTGGACGGCTGGCGACATCACCGTTGCTGGTGGTGATCTGACGTCGGCTGCGGTCACCCTCACGTTTGATGGTACCTCCGTTGATGAACTCAATCACGCGCTCGTCGTTGTGGATGGGGCTCTTCTGACAGGTGGTGGTTCCGCTGGTGCGGTTACAAAGACCACGGCTGGTGGACCGGCTCGTAATGGCTACGGTTTGCTGAACGCCCTGGGTATCCTTCGCGGTACCTTCCCGGCGTACGGCGACACTCCGACAACAGCGTTGTTGCAGTGGGCCTCGCGCGACCAGGCTGTTCTCAGTCCAGTCACGATTGACCTGGTATGTAAGGACATCGCGATCCTCGAAGGGACCAACACCGGTGCCGACGGCGACGCGATCTACGCCGCTTTGGTGACGCAGACCGACATCAACGTCGGCTAAGCCGTTCCTCTTGACGTTTGAGGCGGCGGGGAACACCACCCCGCCGCCCTTTTCTTAGGGACCTACGATGAACGTTGAAACTGGCGTTATGGTTATGAAGGATGGTAAAGCGTGGGGCGTGGCCTATTTTGATGGTTATTCGACAACATATGGATGGGTCGATCCCCACTTTGCTCCAATCCATAATCCCAAATACTGTAAGGCGGTCACATCAGTGACATACCCTGGGAGCCCTTACGAACGCGAACTCTTGACTGGTAAACTTGTTCACGTTCGCCGCGAGACTCACGTTATCATTGAGGATGAATGATGGCTCTTATCAATACAAACAAGAGATGGATGTATCTGCTTGAGCCGCACACGGCAAGTCGGGCAACATCTAAAGCCCTCCTCCGTTTTGGGTTTGTTGAAGTGGGAGGGTGGCATTCTAAGGTCGGACCCCTGCAAGAAGCAGGAATGATCCCTGACGTGTCTGACTACGAGATTGGGGTGACCCTTCGAAATCCAATCGATGTCCTTATCACGCGGTGGTTGAAG